TAACTCTATCATGGCTGGATCAAAGGGCGGAAAGCCTGGACAATGGTCAGCAAGAAAAGCCCAGATGCTAGCTAAAAAATACAAGGCAGCTGGTGGGGGCTATAAGTAATGATAACTTTTATTAAAAAAATATTAGGTATTACTGATTTAGAATATAAAGTTAGATTACTACAAAGAAAAAATTATTGGAGAGATAAATATAAACATGGTTAAGAAAATAAAAAAAGTTGCTAAAGCATTAAAGAAAGCATCAGCTTTACATAAAAAACAAAGTAAAGTTATTGAGAATCATATTAAAGAAATGAAATCTTATGGCAAAAAAAAGAGATCCTAAAGTAGGTACAGGTAAAAAACCAAAAGGATCTGGTAGGAGACTTTATACAGATGAGAATCCTAAAGATACTGTTGGAATTAAGTTTGCGACTCCTGCTGATGCTCGTAAGACTGTTGCAAAAGTTAAAAAGATATCTAAACCATTTGCAAGGAAAATACAGATATTGACTGTAGGTGAACAAAGAGCAAAGGTTATGGGTAAAACACAGGTAGCATCTATATTTAAAAAAGGAAAAGAAAGCATAAGAAAAGGGAGAAAAACGTAATGGCACTCGCAAAGAGTCAAAGAAGTTTAAAAGCGTGGAGCAAGCAAAAATGGCGAACAAAATCTGGCAAAAAATCATCAGAAACTGGAGAAAGATATTTACCAGAAAAAGCTATAAAGGCAATGTCATCTGCAGAGTATGCGGCAACGACAAGAGCAAAACGCCAAGGAACAAAAAAGGGCAAACAACATGTGAGGCAACCAAAAGCAATTGCAAAAAAAACAGCTAAATATAGGAGATACAGCTAATGATGAAAAATGGTATGAAAATGAAAAATGGTATGAAAAATGGTATGAAGAAAAAAAGTGTGCCTAAAAAACACAAAGGTTTTTCTAAGTTACCAGAAGCAGTACAAAGAAAAATAAATAAAAAATTAGCAAAGAAAGTATAATGAGAAAAGGACTTTATGCTAATATCCATGCTAAAAGAAAGCGTGGTGAAAAAATGAGAAAGAAAGGTGCTAAAGGTGCACCCACTGCTGCACAATTTAAACGTGCAGCAATGACAGTTAAAGGTAAAAAATAATGGCAAAGACACCAGCATGGCAAAGAAAAGAAGGTAAGAATCCTAAAGGTGGCCTTAATCAAAAAGGTAGAGATTCATACAATCGTGCAACTGGAGGTAACTTAAAAGCCCCTAGTAAAAAAGTAGGAAATAAAAGACGTGCTAGTTTTTGTGCGAGGATGAAAGGTATGAAGAAAAAATTAACTTCTGCTAAAACTGCTAATGATCCAAATTCAAGAATTAATAAAGCACTTCGTGCTTGGAATTGCTAGTTTAATTTTAATAGGTACTGCAATGGCTGATGATACAAAGATTAGAAATTTTCTTAATGATATACGTGAAGTAAAAGAAGAATATGGAAAAGATTCTTTCGAATATTCTATTCCAAATAGTTTTATATTAACAGTTGCTACAGCAGAAACTGGTAATATGGAATTTGATGGGGCATCAACTGCTAAAAAAGCTAATAATTTTTTTGGTATCCACCCTAGTGAAGGCGATGATTTTTTACCTACAAAAGGTGGATCTAAATTAGCAAGATATGAAACACCAAAAGATAGCATTAGAGCTTTTATAAATTTAATGAAAACAGGAAGTGCATATGATGGTGTAAGAAAAGCAATAAATGAAAATAAACCTGTAGAAAGTATGTTTAATGCTATGAGTAGTTATGCAGAAAAATCAGACTATACACAATTTTTAAATAGTGTATATAGAAGTAGAGTAAATGATATACTAAATCCAATATTACCAAAAAGAAAACCTTTAGATTTACAAATGAAAGGCATGCAATAATGGAAAATGTATATAAACAAACAGCTAGTGCACTTGGTATGAGTGAATATCTTAGTGCATATAGAACAAAACCTACTGATAATACAAAATCATTTCAAACTTTATTAGAAGATTTAGGCTATGATTTTACAAGAGATGATAATAATAATCTTGTAGGTATGCAAAAAAGCCCTGATCCTAATTTACCTAAACTAACAAGTGTATTAGATGCTTATAGACATGCAGCATTTTCTGCTATAGAGTCAAATAAAAGAGGACCTACAATGGCTGCTATATTAGGAACAGGTAAAGAAATTAAAGATGCATTTTCATTTGGTAAAGGTGTTATTACAGGTAGAAATGAAATAAGTAATATTCCTAAATACATGGATGCAACAAGGACAGATTCTTATAATAACAGAGTTGGTAGAAAGTTTAGTGCTACAAAATCTGATGCACTACAGCAATTAAATAAAGTATTTATTAATCAATTAAACAGAATGAAAAATGAAGGCACAAATTTTAAGTTTCAAGAAAACGTAGATTTTAAATTTGCTGACCAAGATTATTAAAGGGAAGCCTAAATTAATAGACTTCCCCCAGGCAACACAGGCATTCCGTCATTAGTCGGAGTGCCTTTTTTTTTGGCTTCTTCGATACAATGAACGATCACCCCATCTCTTAAGCCAAAACCAGTTACTTATTTTACTGGCATATCTTTCTAATCTATCCATGATAGGATTATGCCAGAAGTAATATCTAAACTCTTTGGATAAGTTCTTTAATCTCACCTTCTAATTTTCTTCCTACAGAATTAGCATGATTAATAACGGCTGCACATAGATTACCATGATATGGATATCCTTTCAATGCTTCTCTAATTTTAGCAACAGGCTTACCACCATAATCAATTACAAGAGCATTTTCTCTATTTAACCCAATCTTTAATTCAAATAAAATGCCTGTAAATTTATCAGTTTTATTTTTTTCTGGCATCAGTTTCTCCTTGTGGATTTTTAACAAAATCCGCACTAACTCTTGGGTCAAGTTGATTTAATTGTGACAAAGAACTCATTAGTTTTACTACCTCACCATAAGGTCTTGTCATTAGATATCTCATAATATCCATCAGTTGTTCTGATGTTATAAGATATGTTCGAGGTTCTACTTTTTGTTGGTTTTCTTCTTTCTTATCAGCCATCTATCCTCCTATTAAAATGGTATTGTATCGTCAAAATGTCTTTTTAGTATTTCTAATTTTTCTTCTGACGTTGCAATTTTATCTATTAGTTTATCTAATTCATCTAGAAATTGTGGATGCTCACCTATTGCTACAGGTTTATCAAAGTAAACCCAAGCAGTAGCTTTTGCTGAAGCTATATCTGCTTCATACTTCTTTTTTAACGCATCATAAAAATTTTTATCCATTACCATACCCCCTTAAATTGATAGTATTTATCTTCTATTAAATCATCATCACTAAAATACGGATTTAGTGTAGTAGGTTTTTCGTAGTGTTCTTTACAATCTCTTATTGTTTGATTTAAGGTTCTACCTTGACGCAAACAACCTGCTACAAAATCTTCTACTTCTATTATTGCTTGTTTAACTTGACCCATTTGTTTTTACCTCCATTATTAATCTACCTAGATACCAATTAGCTTTTTCTAAATCTTGCAAAGGTTCACCTTTAAATTTATATCTAGATACATACTTCAAAACATTGCCTTTCAAATATCCATGATACTCATCATCTGTCATACAATCTTGTATAACTTCTATAGTTTCTTTTTTACCATGTTTATAATGAGAAGGTGAATGAACATTATCATGTTTTCTTTCATTCTCATAAGACATATCATGACTATGATCTTTTTCATATCTGTATGTTCTTTTACCATCTATTGGTACTTCAAACACATAATCTTTCCAAGATTTATCTTCTGCCATATTCTCTCCTAATTGTATTATAGTCAATAGTTTCTATATTATAATGACCACCTTGTACATTACGTTTTACAATTATACCACTCCACCACATATGCTGTGTATCTCTAGCAAAATGTTCTTTATGATTTAAATAACATCCTGCAGATAATGCATGTAACTTTTTACCATTTGGTAATGTAGATGTAGCATAATCTAATAAATGACTATGACCTACTGTAGCAGAAACTTTATGTTTTGTCAATAGTGTTCTTGCAATATTTTCACCAGATATTGCACTACCTAATATACCAGAGGGAAAATGATGTGCATAATATATACCGTCAATCACCTTGTTAGATTTATATGGCACTTCTTGCCAACCAAATGCTTTAAAATTTAAATCACTAATTTTTAAAGTACCATCTAGTTCTGGATTTTCATCTACAAATCTATCAATCCTATCCTCATGATTACCATGCAACATAATCTTTTTAGCTTTATGTTTTCCTAAACCTTTATTAAACATAGCTAATGCTTGATGTGAATGTTCCATGTCCTTTCTATATCTTCTACCTTCAAATGATTTTTTCTTTTTATCATATGATGATAAAGAATCCATACTACAGAAGTCTCCCATACAAATAATATGAGTTGCCCCTACATCTGCTGCTAGTCTACCTGCCCACAGAAATCTTTCATTGCTTGCTTTAGGTGTGCAATGAGGGTCACCTATTACAACATGTGTTGCCATTAATTTAACTCCTTATCACGTT